ACTTACGTAGAGACGCAAGAGCCTGCACTTCAGTGATGTCTTCGATTAGACGAGAGTACTCGTAGTGTTTGTTGATAGAGATAACAACTTCAGATTCAGTAGCTGCCTGTAGAGTTACCTGAGTAGAAGCAGCTTTAGCAGAAGCAGTACCACGAGTAGGCTTAGGAATACGGATAGTATCGCCTTTCTTGCCTTTCATTGGCATTTTGCTTACTGCGTTAGCAAGTACTAGAGAGTTCTTGTATGCTGCTACGATTTCGTCTGACCACAGTTCAGGAATAAAAGTTGCTGCTGTGGTGTTAGTTACATGATTTGAGCCTAGAGCCATTTTAATTTACCTTCAATATTGTTAATTGACTTACAGTCATTTGACACGCCCTTCAGAGTAAGCAAGAGTAATTTCATCTGCTAACTCTAGGTATCGTGCCGGATCATTTTGCATTAAGTTGATAATGTCAGCACGACGATATACTTTACGAGAACGTCCTTCACCGCCACCTTTGCCACCGCCTGTAGCTGCAGCCTTACGTTGACGTTTTAGTTCTTTCTCTTCTACTTCTTTAGTTTGACTCACAACACGCTGGCGTTCTTTCCATGTTGATAATAGTTCGTCTGCTGAATCAACATCGTAACCACGGTCTGCACGGTTATACAACTCCATACGAACTTTGCTACCCTGTACCCATTCAGAGAATGCAGGGTTACTTAGCACTTCCTGATAGTCAGGATGTTTAGCCTTGAGCGTTGACATTGCAGCCTGCTGACGCATTGCAGCAGATGCTTGTTCAGCCTCACGGACTTTAGGGTGCTTAGCAATAGCACGTTCAATTGCTTTCTGCGGATCATCAAAGAAGTCTACATCGTCTTCTTCTTCTTTGGGCTGTGCAGTTTGTGTCTGTGAAAGGATAAAGTTATCTACTAGCTTACGTAGTTCACCAACCTCAGAACTCTGACGACCTAGTAGCTTTTCAGCTTCCTGATGCATCCTAACAATTTCCTTAGCACTCTTGCCTCGGTATTTGTCCGGAATATCATCGTCTTCATCCGTTGAATCATAAGACTCTTCTGGTTGTTCCTCTGCTGAGTTGTCCGGTTCAGTGTCCGGTTCATTAAAGGATGTGTATTCTTCGTCTGCGTTTAGTTCTTCTTCCTGAACTTCATTCAGAATCTCTGCCATTAAAAACTCCGTACCATAACAGTATTGTGGATATAAATTAAAAGAGGCTCATTGCCCAAGCCGTGAGTTTACTCTTCTTCCTTCTCTTCTTCTTCGATGGAATCAAAAGCGTTGCGTATGCTAATCTCCCAATTCATCATCTGATCAAGGATGAGAAGTTGTCCTTGAACAAATTTAAGTGCCGATTCGTCTGGTACATTACGTACGTTAAACGATTCAGCAGATTCAGTTACGTCTTCTATGAACTGCTTCCAACCATCGGTGGTAAACAAATCAAAGTAGGTTTCGTAATACTTTTGTAGTTCGGGGGTCATTGACTTTGTCCGTCCTATATGTTATATGTGTGTGTAGCCTAGCACACTTTAAAGCATTTGTCAAGCTTTTTCTTCAACTTTTTTCACAGGACGTGAAGAAGACGGCTTCTTAGCCGCCTCCTCTAGTGCAGTGATTCGTTTATCAACATGCATCAATACTTCGTTCAATGCCTTGACTACATCCTGCAAATCTTTTTGTGTAACCACTACTTGCTTCCTTTCATCATTGCCATACGCATTTGATTAGTCATCGCCTGCTCTTTAATATTCAAGTCTTTCTCTTTCAGTGCTAGATCAGCAACTTTAGTTTTGTTAATAAAGTCTTGCTGTGTTGGATCTTCATCACGCATACCAACAGACATGCTGCGAATACGCTGACTTTCAGCATCAAACGGTAGCAACTGTGTTTCAACCATGTTCTGTTGCACACGGCTGTTAATCTCAGCAATCTGTGCCTGCATATATTCAATCTGAAGCTGAGCTTGTTGTAGCTGTAGCTGTGCCTGAGCTTGCTGCATCTGTTGAGCTTGTGGATTAGGCTGCGCTGCTTGTTGAATCTGAGCAATCAAGTCTTCACGGTTTGATAGGTTCATGTTATCAATGATTGATTGAACCAATGTTACGTATAGAGGACTGTCTTGACCCATAGTCTGTAGCAATTGAACAAGTTGAGTTACTTCGTATTCACGTGCAATGATGCCCAATGAGCTAGAAGAGATGAACTTGTAGTCCTGTACTGGGTATAGTTCAGGGTTGAACTGCATGTAACGCCAAGCTGCCTTAGATACAAATGGAATCAAGAAGCTATCTTGGAAGTTAATCAGTGTACGCTTGTGACGCTTGATGATTGCACCAAGAGACATGCTGATACCTGCAGCAGTAGCTTCACTTCCTGCAAAAGAAGGGATACCTGCTGTGTCAATAGCACCTGTAGCCTGCTGAACCATCTGCTGTAGAGCCGCAGCTTGGTTGAAAGTGTTAGGATCAAGGTTACCAAACTTAAATGGCTGTAGAATTTCAGCAGGATTACCGTTAGTAAGCAGTGTTTTTCCTGGTCTAATTTCCATCTTAGCACCACGTGGTAGACGTGAAGCATCGACTGCCATCATTGGATGTACGGTAAGTGCTAGAGCATCAATACGAGCACGTAGTTCTGTGTCAAGAGCCTTCTGAGAGTTGTATCCTTTCTCACAAACACCACGGCCCCAGAAGCGAGACGGTACATTATCCCAAGAAAACGCGACAACAGGGCGATCCTGCATCATGTAAGGGTTAGCTTCTAGTTTTAATAGCTGTGATTCGTTAGCAATCACGACAACCACTTCAATATACGCACCAGTTGCCATGTCTTCTTCGTCATCTTCAGACATAACCTCACCGTACAACTCTTCATTGTACAGATCAACAGGTACTTTACCGTAGTAAGTAGTTAGACGTACCTTATCAGACAGGTTTGAGCCTACTTCTTCGCTGTCAAACGCAATCTTGTCGTCATCAGTAGCATCTTCTAGGTCAACATCGAAGTAAATACCAGAGTTAATACCCTCTTCAACGATGTGTCGTGGTACAAATTTGTCAATTGCTACACCTAAAGCTTCCTCAATATTGGTAGCAACAGGGTCAATTAGGAAGTTTTGAGGCAGAACAGGTACTAATTTAGCTACAAAACGCTGACGTTCTTCAACACCAATGGCACGCATAGCACCATCCATAGCTGGGCGTGTAGCTGGGACTAGCTCAGTGACCTCCTCAAGAACGATCTCACCAATACCTGTACCGTATACTGCTGCATTTAGAATACATTCAGCTACAGACTTACGGGCTTTCACGAATTCCATATCTTCAGCAAGCTGAGTACGTAGAATTTGAATGTCCTGTGGGTTCTGATCTGCTTTATCATCACGGATGTCAAACCATTTGCCACGACCAAAGGTAGCTTCTTCTACTTCTGCTACGCTACTCTCTACTGCTTGCTGCAATGCTGGGCTAATAAGACGTGAACGTTCTGATTCACGCATCTTATCATTAGCATCCCATATGCCACGCCATAGGCGGTAGTATTCTTCATGGTTGTCACGGTATGTTGTGTCATAATGCTCTCTCCAGTCTTCGCATTTTGACATTATCCATGCTGTTAGCTCGTTACCAAACTGTAACTCATTGTCTTCGTCGTACGTCATTATTGTACCTCAAACTTATTTGATTTAGCACGATTCTCTTCTCTAGTTAGAATCTGCAAGTTAAATTCTGTATGTAAACCACATACTTTTTTATTCTGTAGTGGGATTATGTGATCTACCTCAAATTGAATGTTAAACAGTTGACCTGCTTCTTTAGCGTTATCAAACAAGTCTTTAATGTAATTTTGATCGGACCAACTAACAGAACGTAATGCTCTTCTTGCTCTATGTTCTGAAGCTAAAGCGCAATAGTATTGTTTATGCTTTGCTCTGTATGTAGCCATGGCTTTACGTTTTTGCTCTTTACGCTCAGGTGTCTTTTCCCTTGCTTTGATGGCAGACATATTCCTCTGAGTACGTCTACATGTGTTACAAACGTGCCTATTCTTACCAAACTCAGCGCCCACATATCCGCATTTTTTACATTCTTTCATGATCAATAACCAGCGATCGGGTCTAATACGTCCCAATCATCTTCTTCATATTCGTAGTTGTAGCATACCTGTGCCATCTGGTCGATGTATGCCAGCGAGTCGATTAAGTCGTCATGTACTAATTTGTTAGGGAACTGGAACAGCTCGTCCAGAAACTCGTTATTCCATTCTCCTTTGTTTAGTTTAATCAAGCCGTGTTCAAAGCGTCCTTGTAAAGCCCAGACAATACGGTCTGTTTTCTTTTGATTACCGTGTGTCAATTCTTCTACACGGAAGAACTTATTCCTACGCTTCATCAAATCCATCAACGGTGACATAACAGCTTGCTTAGCAATACCACGTTCAATACCCACAGCCATAGGTTGATATTTGGCTACAACGTTGAATATAGTTTCTGCTGTCTTGTCTAGTGTCCAGCGACCATGAATAATTTCTTTAACCCACCAGCCATCTTCATTTACTTTTACAACAGAGATTGCTGTGTTATCCAGACGTTTATTCTTCTTACCAGTAGAGGATATGTCTTGGAAGCCTGCAAGGTCGATAGCGATAAAGTAGTCACCATCTTCTGGTTCATCTTCATCAAACTCTACCCACTCTTCTTTAAATATCTCACTGCCTTGTGCTTCAAATGAAGCCATGAATTCCTGCTTAAATGCAAAGCTAGACATTGACTTTTTAGCTAGGTCAATCTCAGCAGGATCTAGTAGTGGATTATCATAAGAAGTAAAGTGCCAAGACTTATAGCTTTCATCCTCGGCCATCTCACCGTACATGTACAAGTCATAGAAGTGGTTACGTCCCATTGGAGTACCAATGAACATAGCATCACCCTTCTGGTCGGCAAGAGCAGGACGTAGGATTTGTTCCCACACCTCTGGCTTCATGTCTGCATACTCATCCATTACGAGGAAGCGTAGAGACACACCACGCATTGTCTCAGGACGGTCAGCACCCTTCAATGATATGATTGCTCCATTGATGAGAGTGATCTGTAGGTTGTTGATGTGAGCTGTCTTGATTACTTCATGACCTAGTTCCATCAACGTCTGCCACATAATGTCACGAGCCTGTCCCTGTGTTGGCGCTACGTAGAATACTTGTCCTTTCTTTGTCTGCAATGCATAAAGGATTAGCATCCATGCTGCAAGTCTTGACTTCCCTGTGCGTCGTCCCGCAGCAACAATCTTAAATCGTGTCTCATCGTTAAAGACATCCTGCTGCCATGGGAGTAGTTCTACGTTTAATGCTGTCATTTATTCACTATCATCTGGTAGCATGTAAATACGTTCTTCCCATGCTTGACAAGTACGTAGGTTGTGACAAATAAAATCAAACTTATGACACCAGCCACGACCACCACCATCTTCATCATACTTGTTAAATGATACGTTGTCTGTTGATGCTAGAGCGTCAGGAGTATTGTCAAAGTATTCACAGTTAGCACACAGCATTCTACGTGCTTGTTCTTCTGGTACACTCCATACCTCAGCCATATGCTGCCAGTATTCAGAGTTAGCCATAGGGTCTTCAGATGCTTTCTCAGGACCAAGATTCCAATCTTTTTTTAATTTCAGCATCACTGCATAGTTGTCAGCATCTGATGTTTTGTATTCTTCTTCCATTACTTTACCCTACTTAAACAAGTCTTTTAGTGAACTACCAAACTGCTGCATCCATGATGTTTCTTTATCAACAGGAACTACTTCTTCTGCATCATGTAGGCTTTGACCATAATCACGTACAATGTTAGCTACAGCTTCCATACGTTTAGCTACACCAGTACCTTCTTTTAAAGATTTACGGTAGTCAGCGTTGTCAAGAAACTCTTGTGCAGCTTCTTCGTACTTACCAGCGTTAAACAGTTTGCGAAACTCAGGTGACTGTTGTAAGTCTGTTCTGTACGCTGCTTGTGCCAACTCAGCCTTCACTACGTCAGGTAGCTGGTCATAGCTTGGAATCATTTTACGTGCAATGTCTTCATGCTCTTTGAACGTATCATCAAATGACATGTTCATATACTTGCCGGTTTGACCTACACCAGAAGTCACTACACCTTTAGTATCCTTGTACGTTCCGTCAACAAACCCTTCTTCTTCCACGACACGGATCTCAGGAAGAGTTAGCTTACGACCTATCATTTCTTCTACTTTTTTTACAGCGTCGTAGCCATAATATCTATTCGACATCTTCGTAGTCTCCATCGATGATGCTGTCGTCATCGCCACCAATGATAGTAGTGTCACCACTAACACGAAGGTGGCTATAATTGCTCGTATTGTTAAGATAATTGATACCTGCTTGAAGTATTAACACATTGTCTTGAGCCTGCCCTAACATAGCATTACAAGTCTGACAAAGTAATCCACGTACTTCGCCTGTAGCATGGTTATGATCAACTACAAATCTACCTGCTGACTTTGTATCTGTTCCTTTACAGATAGCGCAGCAGTTTCCTTGTTTTTGTAGTCTTTCATCGTATTCTGCAATAGTTATATTGTATCGCTCTGATAAATGACGTTCTCTGCAAATCTTGTTATGGCAAGTACTACAATCTGTTTTATAGTATACTTTATCAACTCGCTTATCTTTATACTTCTTAAACGAGGCTAAAGGTAGTTCCTCTTTACAAGTTCTACATACTTTAGTCTTCATAGAACTCTCCATCTATTGCTTCACTCTCTTCACCACCTACTACAGTAGTGCTTCCGTTAACACCGGTTATGTTAATTTGTATTGCATTACGTCCTGCACCTTTGACAACATCTTTTTCAAACGCTGCAGTAGGCAAGACACGGTCTGTTATTATCTTCCATGCAGCAGCTTGATGTTTATGTTCATCGTCAAGTGCAGCATCAAATATTTTTTCTAAAACCTTAGCACTCTTAGGCGAAGCAAGCATACGTGCTTTGTATTCATTGATGACTGCAGCATCGCCCTTCGGTCTACCACGACCAACCCTATTACCTACTTTCTTTTCAGTGACAGCATTCTTAGGTGGACGACCACGTCTACGTTTTTCTATCGGGACATCATTCATATATATTCATTCTTTGTCTACTAATTAGAGAACTACTTAAGCTATGTAGTGCATGACTGGATGTTTGGAATTAAATGAATAAATATTAATATGGTCGTTCTTCCTGTCCGTCCTACATAGTAGCCTAATGCTAGCATACTTTTAAGCATTTGTCAAGTACTTTCTTTAGTTTATTCCCCAGCCTTTAATTAGCCTTCTATGGCGGGTCTGGGTAGTGGACCATTGCCTCCGCAGTCTTTTTTATTTTCAAAGACTTAGCAGGCTTTATAGCTTAATGAGAACCATTCTTATTTAGGTTCTATTTTGACTCTTTTTTGTGTCTGAGAAGCAGCACCACAAACTACACAGCACTAACCCCCTCCCCCGCCCCCTGTACAGTGCACCCCAGTTACTGAGAAGATAACTGTTATAATATAACATTGTACTTGGAAGAGTGAGAGGTTAGGTAGCACCCTATATAGCCACACAACCCAGACATCACCCCAGCAGCTACACCCCACATTTATTGCCACCTTCGCAGCGATAGCGTTGCACCTTCGCCTGGCAGTTATAGCGTTTATTTATTGATAGATGCTGAAGCTATAGAAAAGTTTAATTGTACTGGACACCAGCATAGCGGTAACATGCATTCATCAACTAAACAAAAGGAATAAACATCATGATTATTAAAGCAGAAACAAGCCTACGTGATTTCCCATTCTGGTCGGGAGCTAAGGACAACGCTAAGTTGTTCACACTGGATGAGCTAGAGTTAATACAGGAAACATTAGAGGAGCTATACCCTGAAGGGTTAGAAGATGTTAAGATCAATGATATGTTCTGGTTTGAGTATGAGATACTAGCTGAATGGGTTGGAACTGATATTGATACACTATACGCAAGAGAGGAGGCGTAACAATGACTTACTACGTTGAAAGAATGGTTAATGGTGAACTGCTAACACTGGAAATATTGAACGGTAACTATAAAGAATGGTCAGGTTGTTTTTGTCTACTAGCTGAACAGGGGAAATAAAAATGTTCATTCTATATACATATAACGAAGATGGAATGCTAGTGTTCTTTGCCGCACTAGAGACTGATAAAGAATTGCATCAAGCAATTGACGATCTACAGATCAGCGGTGAGGATACATACTGGGAATGGGAAGAGTAACAAAGGAGTAAACAATCATGGATAAAACACTACTAACAATCGATCCATACAAATATAAACTATTAGGTAGCAGTAATATTTCAGTTACCGTTGATACAAGCGACGAGGAGCGTCCCTGTGCGGAGTTTGTCGGGGGCTATAGCGTCGTACCAATAGAAGAAGATCGCTTCTCCTACAGTCTCTCAACGCATTACACGGCAGTTACTGGGTACTGGGTGGAGTTTTACATTAAAGAATCTTATTACATCAATGAGCATGGCCATGAGTTAGAAGAGTTTATATACGAACCAAAAGACATTGATGCAATCGAACAATATTTAACAGATGAATTTAAATCGCACGGGGGTCTATAATGTACATGACAAAGAAACATAAGCATGAAATAGCTGGGCTATTCAACTCTATTGTCATCTCCCGTGAGTCGTGGTTCAAAGCGGTTGATGATGGTAGGCATGAAGATGCGAATCATTATCATTTAGACTATGCTAAAGAAGTTATTGAGCTGGCGAACAGATACGGCATTGAGTTATGTTCGCTAGAAATGAGCAGGGATTTTGTTAAACGTGCAGTGTACACCTATGAGGTGAGGTAATGACTGAGCGAAAGCGATTAAAGGCAGAGGATATAGCGTTGATACGTCATCTACTGGCTAACACTAAGCTGACAACAGGTGAGATAGGTGATAGAGTTGGTGTCACTGCTGATGCAATACGCAGCAGAGGGGTGAAGCTAGGCTTTGATATGAAAGCCAGAGCAATAGCTTGCAGGAAGAAAACAAACTTAACTGAGGTGAGTGCAATGTACTTAACAACACTTGTTCCAGAGAGTATGTCGCGTGACGGAAGGTCACTACAGTTCCTATCAGAGTGGTGGAAGTAATGAGTCTTAGTAAGAAGGGTATTAGACGATTCACTGAGGCAGAGAAGCTTGAGATCAAGCGCATGCTTGAGACTACTGACATGACACTGCATGCCATTGGTCTACGCATTGGATGCAACGGTGAGTCCATCCGCTATCAGGGTAACCGAATGGGCATTGATATTAACGCTAGGAACGCACGTATCAATAAGCCACGCAAGAAGCCTGTTGAATCTGTGTTCAGTCGTGTGCCTGAGAGCATGACCGGTGACGGGTTGTCTCTTGAATGGCTGAGTAAGGAGTGGTGATTATGAAGTTCAAACCTGATATAGATAGCGAACTAGCGTATGACTTATACATTGCATTAGGTCAGTTGCTTGTAGATTCTGAATACATAAATGACGACAATGAACTAGACAGGAGATTCCGTGCTGATCAAGTTGACTATGCGTGGGACTGTTTAGACAGGTATAGGAAGGCTAGGAATGGCTAAGGTTAGAAAGAAATTCAATCGTGTTAAACAACTGACACGTGTGGCTGATCATGTAATGAGAAACATTCTCATCTGCTACACCGATACACTGGAAGGCTGTGTGTTCTACGATAAGAAGGGAGGCTACCTTGTTAAGCCTACTGACTTGATGATTGCTTCTGCGTCACGTCCGCATCAATGGAGTGTGTACGTAGCGGCATTCGGTAGGACAATGGTCGATGAGTACTTCAAGGGTGAGCAGATATTCACACCGTCTCGCTACTACCATGAAGACTTGATTGATGTACTGACTGAGCATCATGACAAGCTGTGTAAGACAGTACCTGATCATCAGCTATGTGGTGTAGGTTGGATTGGTAGCTTGACTGGTGAAGATATACCTGAGAAACTAGCAGGCCGTATATTTGAACAACTAAAAGCATGGGGGTAACTATGCACTGTAAGATTTGTGACGCACCGCTATCAGATTTTGAAGCGACACGTAAGCATTCACATACGTACCAGTATGTTGACATGTGCAACGCTTGCATCTCTGGTACTGGCACGACAACAATTGATCGCTATGATTTAGCTGACGATAACGACATTCAGAGTCTTGATTTTATCTTTGATGAAGAAGACTTTTGACATTTGATAAAAAATATGCTATTGTTTCTTTACTATATAGGAACAAAGCATTCAAAGTAATTAATATCCATAAGGATTAATACTATGAATACTAACTTAGAACTACTTAGTGATAACTATATAGACGCAACAGACATTGACTTCTCTGAAGCAGGTCACTTCTATACAATCCTAGATTCCGCTCTACTCATAGATGATATGGGTGTCGTGCCTTTTCTACGTGATGTCACTCGACACATGATGAACCCAATGGAACAACATGTATTAACTCAGTTATTATTAATTGCTGAGAAGTATGAACACGTCCTGCTGAAGATGCGTCGTGCCGATGAAGTATTGTACGAGGTGAACAAAGATGTTTAAGTTCTCTAAGCACTGTCCTTTGTGCCATGAATCACCTGACTATGAGATGGATATTACATACGAACAGATGGAGAAGTGGATGAAAGACTACAGCACTCCAGTTCAGCAACAGTTCCCTAACCTAGAACCTGATGAGCGTGAAGTATTGATCACTGGTATGTGCTTCAAGTGTCAGAGCAGGGTGTTCCAATGATTGAGACGATACTAATTAACATAGCGATTATGGCTATTATAAAGGTGGTCTGTGATGTCTGAGTGGGCAGTACAGCATGTACCATGCGAAGACTGTGGCTCAAGTGATGGCCGTAGTATTAACACCGAAGGCTGGAGCACATGCTTTGTGTGCCAAACCAGAAAGAAAGTAGATGGTGAATACACACCAAGGGAGAGAATCGTGACAGCGACTCCGCTAAATGAAAACGTCATTGATATGTTGACGCATAAACAATATCGCACACTTACCGACAGACGTATTAGTCGTGAAACCTGTGAGAAATACAAGTGTTTCCTAGACGGAGAGGACATCATCTTCGGTTACACAACCAAGGATGGGATGATCACCGCAACCAAGACACGCAAACCATCTAAGGATTTCATCATCCAAGGTGACTGGAAAGCGGCTGGTCTATACGGCCAGAGTTTGTTCAGTGCTGGTGGTAAATACGTCACTGTTGTTGAGGGTGAGTTGGATGCACTAGCTGCATATCAGATGCTAGGTAGCAAATGGCCTGTCGTGTCCATCCGTAACGGTGCTGCTGGTGCACTGAAGGATTGTAAGGCAGAGTACGAATGGCTAACTAGCTTTGATAACATTGTAATATGTTTTGATGCTGATGAGGCTGGCATTAAAGCTAGCAACCAAGTATCAGAACTGTTTGGTGCAAAGGCTAAAGTATTCAAGCACACTGCCGGACATAAGGATGCATGTGACTACCAACGTATCAGCCAAGGCAAAGAGTTCAGTGATGCATGGTGGAATGCTGATCAGTATGTACCTGATGGCATCATCAACGGTGCTTCTCTGTACGATGAGGTGATGAAACCAATACAACCATGTGACTGTGACTATCCTTGGAATGGCCTAAACAAACTAACATACGGCATCCGTAAGGGTGAGCTGGTTACAATCACAGCGGGCTCTGGCCTTGGTAAATCACAAGTGCTACGTGAAATGATATGGCACATCTTCAACAAGACTGAAGAGGGTATAGGTGCTCTGTTCCTTGAAGAGGGTACGAAGAAGACTGGCCTATCGATCATGTCACTGGCAGCAAACAAACCGCTTCACCTACCTGACTGTGAAGCAACGCAACAGGAGAAAGACGATGCGTTCAATGCCACTCTTGGAACTGGTAGACTTTATCTTTTCGATCATTTTGGTAGTACTAGTGTTGATAACATCATCAACCGTGTACGATACCTCGCCAAAGGATTGGGATGTGGTTATATATTTCTCGACCACATTAGTATCGTGGTTTCTGCTCAGGCTTCTGGTGACGAGCGTAAAGCAATAGATGAAATCATGACACGACTACGTATGCTAGTGCAGGAGACTGGGGTTGCACTGATTGTTGTGTCTCACTTGAAGCGCCCCGATGGTAAAGGACATGAAGAAGGTGCTGCTACTAGTCTTGCTCAGCTACGTGGCTCTGGCTCTATTGCCCAGCTATCAGACATGGTGCTCGGACTTGAGCGTAACGGACAAGCCGAAGATCCAGAGGAACGTAATACGACATACGTACGTGTTCTAAAGAACCGCTTCTGTGGTATCACTGGTCCTGCTGGTAGATTGTTATTCAATCATGTTACTGGTAGGATGTTTGAACGAACTGACGAGGATGACCTATGAGTGATAAACTAAAACAGCAATGGTGGAAGTGGCATAAAGAAAACCCCCATGTGTGGAAACTATTTGAGAAGTACACTATGCAGGCTATCCATGCCGGCCATAATCACTACAGTTCTATGGCTATCATTGAGCGTATCAGGTGGCACTCTGATGTTGAGACTACTGGGGATAAGTTTAAGATTAATAACAATCACAAGACTTACTACTCTAGGTACTTTCATCACATGCACCCTGAACATGACGGCTTCTTTAGACTGAGAGAAACTAAATGATTTACATCGACATTGAAACCAACTTAGCACATGACACTATCTGGTGCTGTGTAACTAAGAAGGACGGACACACTACACTGTGGACTGGACCAGAAGGTTTACAGCAGTACCTCAAAGGACATGAAGTCTGTGCACACAACCTGATTGGCTTCGATGCTCCAGTTCTACGCAAGGTATGGGATGTTACTGTACCTGTGAACAAAGCAGTTGATACACTTGTAATCAGCCGCTTACTTAACCCACAATTAGACGGTGGTCATTCACTTAAAGCTTGGGGTAAACGCCTATGCTTTGACAAGATGGACTTTGATGTTGAAGACTTCGATGGTGGGTTGACAGAAGAGATGGTTGAATACTGTAAGCGTGACGTTGATGTCCTTGAGATGCTACACAAGCACTTACAGAATGAGCTTAAGACATGGAAGGATAACGGCAAACAATCACTTGAGCTGGAGCATAAGGTAGCTATGTACATGGCACAGCAGGAGCGTAATGGCTTCATGCTAGACCAGCGTTTAACTACCGATCTACTTGCTAAGATGCGTGATCGTATGATGGACATAACGATAAACCTACAGGAGGTATTCCCTCCACTAATCCACGAGCGTTACTCTGAGAAGACAGGTAAGCGTCTCAAGGATAAGGTAGAAGAGTTTAACGTTGGTAGTCGTAAGCAGATCGCATCTCGCCTCCAGAGTCTTGGTGTCGTGTTCACTAAGACCACAGAGAAAGGAAGCATAATCGTTGACGAAGCTACACT